AGCTAATCAATAACCGAAGAGGGGGATTAATCTCCCCCTCTTTATTGGGAATATTATGACCTTAACAGAAATAACAACAGAAGTCAGAAACATTACAGGAGTAGACTCTACCTCTGTTGTCTCTGATGCTGTTATACATGACCTTATCAACGAAGCTCAGTATCAACTTTGTGATGAGGCAAATCTATTGCAAGGATATGCGACTCGTAATTCAGTTGTAGATACAAGTGAATATCCAATGAAAACAAGTAACTCAGATACAGTTACGGATTGGACAGTATATCAAACCAATTTATCTAGTGGAAGCACTGCAACATCTTCATTAGAACAAATGACAAGAATCTTCAGAGTAGAATACGATGGTAGTATTTGTCAAAGAATTGGTATTAATGAGATAAGTGACATACCTGATGATTCTTCTATGAGTAATATCACTACAGATAAGGCTTATTACATTCATGATGATAAGCTAGGAATCTTTCCTACTCCTACTGAAGTAAAAGAAATCAAAGTATATTATTATAGATTACCACATAAAATGTTTCAAGATGCAACTTGTGATATTGATGATAATAGTGCAGATATTACAATGGATAGCACTTCTTTAGTAAGAGAAGGTATGAGTGTAACTGGTACTAAAGTATCAGGTGAGTTTTTTGCATTGACAATAACAAGTGCGACTGCAGTTAGATTAAATGCCTCTATGGATACCACAGATGGTGCAGATCACGATAACACTACACTTACATTTGGTAAGCCAGAGATAGATGAGCGTTATCAAAGAATTTTAATATACTATCCATGTTGGCGAGTATCAGAGAGGCTTAGAGACCTAAATTTAATTTCATATTTTAAAAACGAATGGTTAGAACAAAAACAACGAGTTATTCTTGAAAGACAATCAAGAGATGGTAGTACAATTCTAACTGTTCCTTATAACGACTTTTAATGGCTAGAAAAAGTATAAGAGATTTTTCAGGTGGATTAGTTACATATCAATCTGAATTAGATATATCAGATAATCAGTTTCAAGAGTTTGACAATGCTATTAATACTAAAAGAGGTAGTGTTACAAAAAAAGGTACTTCTAGTAATCAATCAAATAGAAACACATCTATCGTACCTATTAATACAGAATTTGTACGCTATCGTACTGAAAAAGATGGTAGTGGTAATGATACTAGCACTCAATGGTGGATACTTGGTAATGCAGATAAGGTCTATAGAGTTGATGTGGCTGATGGAGTTGATGGTTCTTGGGCCACAGTAAATACTTATTCTACCTATGGTAGTGAGATGATTGATGATGGTACAGATTTTGCAACAAGTAAGTGGACTTTTGGCACTGGTTGGAGTAGATCTCATGAGCCTCCTGCTGCCCCTGTCGTTGCATACGGAGGTGGAGGAGTAGGAGCATTAAGCCAAACTAATGCGAATATGTCTATTAGTTTACAAAAAAACAAAATATATCGACTTCAGTTTCAATTAACAAGCGTAGGTGGATCAGGTAAAGCAGGTATAACTATTAAAAATTCAGCATTAACAGAGACTTATGTTTCTTTTGCAAGTTATAATGCCGCAACACATACCGTTTATTTTTCACCAAAAGAAAGTAATGGTGGTATTGCATTTTTCGCATCAGAAGTAGATGGCTCATCTGCTACTAATACTTTTGGATTTGATAATGCTACATTAAAAGAATTTCCTAGTCACGACCTTTTAGTACACAATCAGATACTTAGAATCAGCGATGGTTCCTTTTTAAACGACTCTAAATGGTATGGGCATATTAAAAGAGATGTATTTGGTTCAGGGATTGCTTTAACTCACTACAGGTTTAGGACTCCTCCGATGGCTGCTGCTTTAAATGCTTGGACAGTAGAAGATACGGAATTAGCACCCCCAGTCGTTGTTCCTATGAAATACGCTTTTGATCAAAACAATGATATTAACGCAGTAAACGAAGTAGGTATTTTTGTTCATTATCCAGATGAAGAAACGCAAAATGGAGACCTTATAGATACTAAATTAATTCCTGATGCTGCAGCAAATACTTTTTCTTCTAAAGATAAGTATACAGTATCATTCTTATATGACTATGTTCAAGAAAGTGAGCTTGCCAGAGATGCAAATGGAGATATTGGGGTTTTCCCTCAAAACGCTCCTCTTTCTTCAGGTGCTAGGTGTCCTGGTATTCAGTTAGTTGTTGATACTGGTGTAGACCTAGCTAGATGGAATAAAAGAATTACAGGAATTAATCTATATTGGCAACCCGAAGATGATGTTGATTGGTATTTAGTGACGACTTATGATACTCAGGATGGTTTTTCAGAAGATCCTAGAGCAAAAGATTCATCTACTTCTACAGTTATTCTCAGGGGAGCAAGTATTACTTCAAATAATGGAGCTTGGATTCCCTGCTTAGAGCCTTATGGGGCTACCGCTAACGATGATTTAGCATTGAGTTCTGATGATACACATCACACATTGACGACATTAAGGGGTGATAGTTCATGGTCATTTACCAATTCAAACTTTGCCGCTGATAAAGCAATAATAGTGATGCACGATTTAGCGAGTAATGATTTAGCAAACTTTGCAACAGGTCTGAAAAAAACAATTACATATATTGCAAACATAAAATCAATTTCTACAATTACTTTAACTACTGGTACATCAGCAGGTACGGTTAATTGGGGTAACTGGGTCGGACAAACTTACGCTGATTTAGCAACAGATTATCACTGGGGCAGTCTTACTGGTTTTGTATGTACTGTATCTACAGATAAAGTAGCTACCTGGTATTTACCAAACGATGGTTTAAAACTTGCTACATATAACTCACTTACAGGAAGAGCTGCAGAAACTAGATTAAAACCAATTAAATGGAATACAGCTACTGTTGTTGGTAATAAAGCATTTTATGCAAATATAGATTTTAAGGATGAGAATGACCAAACACTTCGTGAAAAGAATCGCATTGTCTTTACTGATAACTTTAAACTCGATGAGGCAGTGGTGGGAACCAAGTTTGTTGATGTTGGTAAGAATGATGGCGATGAAATAACTGTATTACATTCTTCTCAGAATAGATTATATGTATTCAAAACAAGAAATATTTATATTTACAGAATACAAAGCGCACAATCAGTAAACTTTATTTTAGAAAAGCATATAGCAGGTATTGGATGTTTACATAAACACGCAGTGGTAGATACACCTTATGGTATTTGCTTTGCTGATAATAGGCAAGTAAGTCTAATGCGTGGTACAGAAATATCAGAAGTATCCTTACTTATAAGAGATACATATCAAGGATTAGACCTTCAGCCAAACTCTGGAGGATTCTCTTTAGGTTATCATGCTAATATAAATACACTCATTGTAAACTACGATTCAACTTCAACAATGTATGCTTACAACTTTGATACTCAGTCTTGGTCAAAGTTTGATGGACACTCAGGTACATTTCAAAGTCAATTTGTCATAACAGATGACCAAGAGTTACAGACCTATGACACTACTTCAGAAAAAGTAGAGAATTTATTTTTAAGCACTTCAAATGAGGCTTCATCGACAGTAAAACTCAAAACAAAGAGATTTGACTTTGGAGTACCAGATCAATTTAAACGCTTTACAAAACTGCACATTACTTACTTAGGTAATGGAGCTGCTAGTAACCTTACAGTAAAGGTTTACATTGATGGTGATAGCACTGCATCTTTAACTCAGACGATTGCTGATTCTACAATTCTTACTACTAATTCTTTTATTATAAATGAACTTGGTAAGAGTATAGAAGTAGAAGTTTCAGGTATAGCAAATAATACAAGGATCGATGGCATAGACATTGATTACGATATAGAAGGGAGTAATCCATAATGGAAGAAACCATTGAGACACTTACCGATGGTAAGCAAGATAAAATTTTTAACCTTAAACAAGGATTTTTCAGTCCTCAAGAAGGTAAAGACACAGATATTGGGATATGCACTAAAGAAGGTAAGTTCTACTTAGCAGTAAAGCTAAATGAAGAGTGGCATTTCTCAGAAATTAAAAAAGCAAAGGATTTATAAT